AATACTTTCTGCGGTAATTTCCGGCGGCTCTTTTACCGGTGCTTCCTGCTCCTGTTCTGCTTCGTCCTCTTCCGGTCCGAACTTCGCTTTGATCTCTGCGGTGGCTTCCTGCAAAGTCTTTCTGAACTCTTCCGCGTCGAAGTCCACCTTCACAACGCCCAGAACGGCTTCTTTTTTCTCTGGAATTTCCGGAACCTCTTCTTTCTTTCCGGTCATTGTCTCCCTGATAAACCGGTGCGGAACGTCGCAATTTACGGCGTTCATAACTGTTTCATACTGTGCCGCCTGCTTTACCAGTGCGAAGAACTGTGAAAACTTCACTTCGGTTCTGTCTTCTTTCGCGAACGCGTCAACTAAACTCATTTTGTTAGATCTCCTTTCTTTGGGTGAAATTGTATCTATAAAACAGGCGCGGCGCCTTGCGTCGTCCTCTTTTATAATTAAGGTGTCTTATTACCTGCCGGATCCTGCCGACTTCTTCCGCGGTCAGGCCGTCGCCGGTAATCTCGAAAATAACTTTTCTTTCCGGTCGTTCTTTCATGGCTTCACTATTCCTTTCATAATTTCCAGAACGCGGGTAAAAGAACAATTCCGGAAGCGCGGATCCTTTTCATATTCTGATCCGGCTGTTATGTAGTCATAATGTGGGATCGCTATGTCTGCGCGAAGTCCGGCGTTCTTCGGATCGTAGGGCGAACCGTTCCGGAACTCTACCCGGTGGCCGTTCGCTTCTATTGTCAAGGTTCTTTTGTTGGCCTTCGCTCCCGGTACGTCGTGCAGCGCTGCCGCGAACGTGTCGAAGGCGTCTTCCGAATACTTGCGAAGGCTTCTAAAAATAATAATCTTCGTTGCAAATTCTCCTTTCTTCCCCTGCTGCCCGCTTCCGTGGTAATATGGAAGCGAAAGGGGGTGTAATTTTGAAAAAGGATCCTGAACTTTATGAAGTCTTCGACTATTTCAGGAAAGTTTTAATTGACGAACTCGACAACGCCGATATTGAAACCACGGAAGGTCAAACAATCAAAACGGCCGTTGTAACCGCTGCTGAAAAGGTTTGTTCTCAATTAAAACTGATCGAATAGTCGGGCGCCCCGCGGTTTTCACTGCTGCGGGGTTCTCCTGAATGGTTCTTCCCTTTTTTCAATCTCCTTTTTTATTCTTGCGTCTATCATTTCCGGAAGGTAAAGAACTTCGCGGAAAGTCAGCCCTTTTTCTTCTGCTGCCTGCAGCGCTATGTTTGCCACTTCCTCGACGATCTTTGAAGTTTCTTTAAATGTTCGCAATGGTTCACGCTCCTTTCTACTCTCTGTCGCCTGTTGTTTCTTCAATAGGCGGCGTTACTTTGTGGCCGTGCCAGTCTAACGCGTATTCGTTCGGCTGACACGGTGTAGCGCCTACCCACCGTGAAAGCTGCTTTCCCATTCTGTCTAAAATGTCCTGTACTTCCGAATATGTTCTTCCGGTGCTAATCTCTTTTAACTTCTGGTAAGCCAGAAGATCTTTTTTGTTTTCTCTTTCTCTTGCAATTTTCAGAAGTGCGTCTGTTTCTTTGTCCACCGGTTCACGCTCCTTTCATTTTTGCTATAATCGGCCATTTTATAAGGGTGATATTTTCGGGCGTGTTCTTGTTAATCGGCTTTCACGCGATCCGACGGCTGTTTTTTTGTCGGGAACTTCCAAACCTTATTTACTTTCGCCTTAAAAGTAAAAAACCTGTTATCCTTCATGGAACTTTTTTAAGCGTTCGTGTTCTCCACCGCTGTTCTGTTTTCACCTTAAAAACTGAACCGAAAACCTGTTGACCTACTCCGAAAATATAACCTTTATAAAATGGCCGATCTGTTGACCCGTATTATCTCAAAACTTCACATTGTGCTTTGATTGCACTGTATCCGTCTTTTGTCTGACCGCGTTTCATTTCCCTGTAAATAGTCGCCACATGAACCCCGGTCGCTTCTGCAATCCGCTGCGGCGTCTGCTTCTTTTTTGCCATATTTTCTATAATTTGGCGTTTTTCAAAAGTTAAACTT